CGGGATAGCTAAATTGGTTTTGTGCAGGTGATTGATTTTCTGGTGCGCCCGACAGGACTTGAACCTGTAGCCTTCTGATCCGTAGTCAGATGCTCTAAAGTCTACACAGTTCTATCTTGTTTGATATACCTTTACAATACAATGACATATTGATAATCTCAGTCATATGCTCTGCCCTGAAATGCCCTCCATTTCCCTCTATCTGGTCTACACCAGGTCTACACGAGAGTTTCTGATAGGTCATCTGATGCGAGGACGCCGATGGTGAAATTGACGAAGAAACTGATCGATGCGGCACCCTTTCCAAAACAGGGGCAAATGTTTCTCCGTGATGTTGAGGTGCGAGGGCTCGCCTTGCGAATCACGACCGGGGCGAAGGCCTTTGTGTTTGAAAAAAAGATCAACGGACGGGCGCGACGGTTCACGCTGGGGCCATACGGTGCGGTCACGGTGGAAGCGGCGCGGAAAATGGCCCAAGAAAAGATCGGCGAGGTTGCGAAAGGCGACGATCCGGCAGAGGCACGACGGCAGCGGCGACAAGCCACCACATGGGCCGACTTGGAAGAGCTGTATCTCGAACGGCACGGCATCCATAAAAAATCGCTTAAGGATGATGTGAGCCTCTTGAACAGGCATCTCGCCCAGTGGCGAACGCGACGATTGACCACCATAACGAAGGCGGAAGTGTGTACTCGTCACGCGGAAATGGGTGCAGCCGGTCATAAGACTGCAGCGAATCGGATGGTTGCCCTCGTTCGATCCATGTTTAATCTCTCGGCAGATTGGGGCGTGTATGCAGGGGGTAATCCGGCAGCGCGGGTGAAGTGGTTTAAAGAAATCCCAAGGGAGCGGTTTGTCACGCCCGATGAATTGCCGCGCCTGTGGGAAGCCCTGAAGAACGAGCCGAATCCTTTTGTGCGCGTCGCGTTCCTGGTGGGACTACTTACAGGCGCTCGAAGGAACGAAGTGTTAGGGATGAAGTGGGCGGACCTGGACATGTCACAAGGGCTGTGGACGATTCCAGCAACGAAGACAAACCGAACGCATATCGTACCCATGCCACGCCCGGCCCTGGCGATGATTCAACAACTGCCGCGCCTTGAGAACAACCCGTTTGTATTTTGTGGGCGCTGGGGAAAGAGCCATCTCGTAAACGTTTCCAAACCTTGGAGGCGCATTCGCAAAGAGGCTGGCCTTGATGATGTTCGCATTCATGATCTTCGCCGAACGCTTGGATCTTGGCTCGTCGCGGCCGGTGCCTCGTTGCCTTTGATTGGGAAGGCCCTAGGCCACAGTCAACCATCGACTACGGCAATCTATGCACGGCTTCAACTTGATCCGGTGCGGCTGGCATTGGAGGCGAATGCGGAGAGGATGTTGATGGTAATTGAGACAGCGAACAAGACAGAGGGTGCAGACCTCACAGGGAGAAAACATGCCCAAGAAGGATAAAGAAACCCCCATGTGGCCTGCCTCACTTCCTCGGAAGCCTGCCATGTGGACAGAAACTGACTTCGAGTTTCCAGATAAGACCCAGGGCAACGAAAACTCATTCATCGAAAATCGCCTTCACCAATTTCGAAATCCTGGCTTCCGCGCAGCGATAACTGAGCTTCGTAAAAAGTACCCATCGGAATACTGGAAGAAGGAGGCTCTAAGACAGCGGGCAATGAGTGAACTAGATAAAAAGCTATTCAAAGCCATCGACGACTTAATCGCGATGAATTGGGGCGAAATCCAAAAGCATAAAATGTCTGTGACATTTCCAAGCATTACCCATCAGTTCCGCGTGGATGCCGCTCAACTTCTTTCAGACTGGGCCATTAGTGCGCCCGGTGGATGGCGCTGGCCTGAGTGGCTTATTTGCAACTGGGACCCAGAAAAAGAGGAATTTCCGCCATTCGACTTGGAACCTGCCGACCTATGTCCCGACTTTTTTCCCTGGCGCATACGCATTGACGACCACTACCCGACCAATCAACGGGAAGTCACGCTGACTATTCGATCTGGCATTTCTGAAAGTGCCGCGAATGTAGCAGCTAGAAAAGCCTGCAGCTATATCGCAAGACATGCCAAGGAAGGCCGACCTCGGGATGAAGAGGCCAGACGCAGCCTGAAGACATTGTTCCTAACCTCCTTCGGGCCTGCCCCTCTCAACGCAAGACCGAAGAATCTGCGTAGCAAATACTTGGAATTTCAGAAAGCAATAATTAAGTCCTCTGCATCAGCGAAGGGAAACATTTCAATGGCCATGATCGACCGATTGTTTTACGAGTGGTCCGGCCTGAAGCGTCGCAAATACACAGTCGAAAAAAGACGAAACATGTACTGAGCCATTGAGTCCATTCCATACCTTCAGCAATTTTCTTTTCCCCTACCATTTGTAAATTCTGGAGAAGCCATCGCCTCCACTATAAGCTGACACCTAGTTCGAGATTGAACCACTCACTAGGAGGTTATGCTTATGGTTACCACTGACCCAAACGAGCTTCTTAATCAATCAAAAGTCGCCAAAATTCTTGGCGTGACAGAAAAGTTCCTTGAGGCTCGGCGATGCCGTGGCGGGGGCGTTCCCTTTATCCGGGTCGGAAGGCTCGTCCGATACAAAATGTGCGATGTCGAGGCCTGGATTGAAAGTCGCCGGGTTTCCTCGACCAGTGGGGCGGGCAAGTGACCGTGGGCCCGCTACACCCTCAAGCATTGGCCGACGTGCAGAAAAGCGGGTTAACACCTGAGACCGTGGAGCGTTGCGGGATCTTCTCCGTTCGACCTGCGGACCTGTCGGCCTGTGGCGTTCACGTGGTGGCGCATGCGCTCGCGTTTCCCTACTACACCCTGCACGGCTCAGCGGCAGACTTTGCCAGATGGAAGCTTTTTTATGAGGGCAGCGCGGGCGACCGGCCGAAGTACTGGCAACCGAAGGATAGCGATCCGCAACTCTATCTCCCACCTCTCATAGAGTGGCGAAGCCTCGCAAGCGATCCAGCAAAAACGCTCACTCTCACAGAGGGCGAAAAGAAAAGCCTCGCGGCCTGTCAACTTGGCTTGCCATGCATCGGCGTGGCCGGCGTGTGGAATTGGCGTGCCAAATTAGACGACGGAGAACGGCTCACACTGCCCGGCTTTGACCAGTTTACCTGGAAGGGGCGCACGGTTGATCTTGTTCCCGACTCGGACGCCTGGCGACCAGAGAAGGAGCGGGACATTTTAGCCGGGTTCTATGCTCTCGGGCATGAACTTCAGTCGCGCGGCGCTGTCGTCTCGTTTGTCGAACTTCCTGAATCGGGGGGCAGTAAGTGCGGGCTCGACGATTTCTTTGTGAAGGCCGGGGCATTCCGCCTTGAAACATTCCAAGGATGCAAGCGGCATGCGCTCGACCATCCGAGATTCAAGACGCTTGCGGCATGGCGCCAAAAATGGGAGCGACGGCAACGAGGCGGCAACCAGGGCCTAGTCAAAAACCTCGCGGATGAAATCCTGAAAACTGATTATTTCGCTAAGGATGCCGGAGGGCAGCTTTTTGCGTTCGCGGCCGGGGTCTATCGACCACAGGGAGATGAGCGCATTGCGCAGCGTGTCAAGCGCTTGCTCTATCTCAACGGTGACAGCGCCAGATGGAGCAGTCACCTGTCGCGAGAAGTCGCGGAATATATCCGAGTTGATGCGCCCGCACTGTGGGAGCGACCGAAGGCGGACACGCTGAACCTTATCAACGGGCTACTGGATATCTCTACTTACACGTTGCGGCCCCATGTGCCTGAACACTTATCGCCTGTTCAATTGCCAGTGGCGTTTGATCCGGTGGCGACGTGTCCCCTATGGGAATCGTTCATTTCCCGCGTGCTGCCGGAGGACTGCCGGACGTTGGTGTTCGAGGTTGTGGCCTCAGCCACGCGCGGAGACGTATCCGACCAGAAGGCCGTATTGCTTCAAGGTTCCGGTGAAAACGGCAAGAGCACTTTACTCGATGGGATAATCGCATTTCTTGGGCGCGACAATGTTTCGAGCCTAGCGCTGCAACGGCTGGAAATTGACAAATTTTCGGTTGTGCGATTACTCGGTAAGCTGGCGAATGTGTGTGCTGACTTACCCGCCGATCATCTCTCTTCGACATCGACTTTTAAGGCTCTAACCGGGGGTGACCGTCTCACAGGGGAGCGGAAATTCCAGGGCTCGTTTGAGTTTGCCCCATTCGCACGGCTCATCTTTTCAACTAACCACTACCCCCAAAGCAAGGATGCCTCGCACGCCTTCTTTCGGCGCTGGCTCGTTATTCCTTTTGATGCCGTGATTGATCCACGCGAGCGGATACCAAACCTCGCGGCAAAGCTCGCTGAAGCTCATGAATTATCTGGAGTCCTCAATCGAGCGCTTGCGGTACTCCCTGGCATGATCCAGCGCGGAGGATTTTCACACAGCGAAACCACACAGGCGGCCATGATGGAATTCCGTGAAATGACCGATCCGCTCGCAGCATGGCTTGACCGCTTCACAGTGTTGAGTCCTGAGCAGCTTGTCTCTCGAAAAGATTTACTGATCTCCTATAACGCGCACGCTGAAACGTCTGGCCGTCCAGCGATGACCGGGAAGGCCTTTTGCCAAGCTATCAGGCGACTCAGGCCTACGGTGATGGAAGCACAGCGGACGGTGTGCGGGGCTATGCAATGGGTGTTCCTGGGGCTCGGGCTAGCTGCTTCGCCCCCTTCATCCTCACACGACTCACGCCATTCACACGATTTTTCCCAGATAAGTCTTGAGGTAGGAGCAGAGAGAGAAGTGAAAGATAAAAACTTAAAGATGGGCGATGGCGTGAATGGTGTTAATGGCTTGAAATATCGACAGGCGAGCATTGCCCCCTGCTTCACCTGTCGCGGTGGCCGCTTTTGGGTCTCGATTCACGGGGCGACAGTTTGCGGGACGTGTCACCCGCCGATGAGTCCGGATCTTGTCTCTGAATGGGTCGGAACGAATTACTCACTGAAAGGGGGCCGCGGTGATTGTCACAACTGACCGAAGCAGCAAGCACGTCATTCTCAGTGGCGAACGCTTTCAAGTGTCGATGACCTGGCACCAAGCCCTCGCGTTGGGCAGTCTTTTAGTTGCGCACTCTCGGCAGGTTGAACCACCTGCAAGACCTGGAAAGACCTATTGCCCTTCAGTTGAAATGGATCGGCGGTGACATCGGCTGCAGCCACAGGGCGCAAGGTTCTGGAAGGCCTGGCAAAAGGGCGCCGACAGAGGCAGGAGCAAGCTGCAGAGCTTCGGCGGGCAGTCTTGCAGATTGCTGGCGAGTTATCAGCCCGTGGGCTTGGTTCCTACGGCATGGCCGGACGAATCGCGAGACGATTGCCGGGGATTGTCACTGAGAGACATGTCCGCAGGATTCTTTGTGAGTCTCTAAAAAAGTCGGACATTCAAAACGAGTGTCCGGCCGGTCATGCGGTAGCCTGTGAACTGTAGATAGAGCTTCACACGCACAAAGGAGCAGACCTCATGGCCGTAGAATCCTGGCAGTCTGAACGAATTCGAGTCGCGGCATTAAACGAGCTTGGCCGCATGTACCAACGGCGGGACCTGGCGGACACGGCCATACTTCACGGCTGGCCCGTCGCTTCCCTTCAGTCGCAAATCATGCGCGAACTCGCGCCCGATAATCGACCGATTACCGAAATCGGCCTTACCCCGAAAGAAAAAATGCAGTACAGCGTGCTGGCTGGGCTTCGCTGGTGCGGCACGCGCCCGGAAAAACTTGATGGCCTCGAAGGCGAAGGCTCGCGGGCCATTGCGGCGAAGATCGGGCGCGAACCGATGCCGGGCGGTTTTTTTGTCCCCTACGAGATTCTTTCCCGCGCCTTAAGCACTCAGGTGGCTTCAAGTGGCGGCTTTTTGGTCGCTACCACCAGACAGCCAGCTTCCTTTATTGAAGTCCTTCGCAATCGCTCGCTTGTGCGTCGCCTGGGGGCTCGCACCCTCGAAAACCTGCAGGGCAATACTTTGATTTCCAAACAGACCGGACAGGCAACCGGCTACTGGCTCGACACTGAGGCTACACAGGCGCAAAGCAGTCAGCTTTCGGTTAGTGAACTGGCCCTCACTCCCAAGACGGTTGCGGCACATACCATTCAAAGCCGTCAACTTGTCATGCAGACCAGCGGAGCGAGCGAAGCAATCGTGATGACCGATCTCGGGGCAACGCTCGGGGTCGCGGTTGACCTTGCGGCAATCGATGGCGTCGGCCATTCCGGTCAGCCGACCGGGATTCTTCGGACTTCCGGAATTGGGACGGTCACAGGTGCGACGATGACCTATGACGCGGCGCTGGAGTTTCAATCCGACTTGCTGACGGCTAATGCCCTGGCGAATACGGAGACAGCAGGATACTTGACGACGGCCGCCGTTGCGAAGCTGCTTGCGACTCGTTCACGGTTCAGCAACTCCGACACTCCGATTTGGGAAGGCAACCTCGCGCAAGGCGAAGTCGCCGGTTTCCCGGCCTACTCAACGCAGCAGATGCCGACGGCAACCATGCTCTTCGGCGATTGGTCTGAGGTGGTCATCGGCGAATGGGGCATCCTGGAAATCGGGACTGATCCGTTTACCAATTTCAAGACGGGCAAGATCGGCATTCGAGGGCTTTACACAATTGATATTGCGCTTCGGCATGCAGCCAGCTTCAGCGCTGCAACATCGATCACCTAGCCGTGTGGGCAAGACTTTGGAAAGGGCGCACGATGTATCAAGTTAGTTTCTCGGTACCGTTGCCGAAGCAAGACCCGGCACTCTTCGAGAAGATCGCGGTCCGAGTAATCAAGCCGTTCTGTGTTGAGGGAAAACCTCAAGCGATCGGCTCAACGGTTCGGGTCGAGCGGCATGTAGCGGTCGGCCTGCAATCGCTGGGTAAGGCGGAGCTGCTGTAACCATGGCGGAGCTCGTGACCGTTCAAGTGCGGAATCAGTTCAAGTTTGACGAGATCACCCGGCGACGGCATGAGACGGTCAGCTTACCCGAACGCGTTGCAGATCATTTGATAAAGACAAAACGGGCGGTCGCCATTGAGGGTTCACAAACAACCGGAAATGGGAGGATCCAGTAGCACATGGACGCTACCGCATCCTCCAGCCGGCGCGAGCGAGAAGGGATCATCTCTTGCCTGTGGCAACACTCGGCAATTGCCTTCCGCTTGCGTAGGTTTTTATCGGCTTTT